AGGTTGGCCTGACATCTAAGATTGCTCCGTTACTGCAAAGACTTAATTCATTATCTGACAAAACAGATTTTGAGAATGCGGTTAATACAACATTAACTGGCAATGACAAGACAACTTTGTTCTTGAAAGATGCTTTGCTTGAAACATACGCAATTGAACGTGCGGCTAAAGGTGGTCAGCGTTTGACGGTGCAAGATATGAAGATGGTTGGCCCTGTGCTTGACCCAACCAACTACACGCCTAAAGCGTATAACGCTCTGCTGGAAGGAAGAAGGCAGATTCTGTATCAAAACTTGCAAGACAATGGTTTAAGCGTTGACCAGATAAATCAGATGAAGGTAAGGCCGCAACAAGTTGCCCCGTTTGAAGGTGGTCCTGAAGAAACTGTTTCCGCGCCTCAAAACATTGAGCAGCAAGCAAAACAAGCATTTGGTTCATACGAACCGGGTAAATACGAATACCGTATAAATCCTGAAACTGGCAAAGTGCAACGTAAACGGAAGGAATAAGCATGGCAGCAGAATGGGAAGACGCGCCTAGCTCTGGTTGGGAAGATGACCCTGCACCTAAACAGCCATCGCAGCTTGAAGAAACGGGTGAATTCTTCAAGGGTATGTCTTTGCCTGTTGCTGGCGCAATTCAAACCATTCCTTACGAACCTCTGCAAAAGTCTGTTGCTGGCTATGTCAAAGGAATAGAGGAAAAGCCGGAATATGTAAGGCCGGGGGCTTCTATTGGCGCGAGAAGTCTTGGCAAAGGCATTGCTACTGCTGGAACGACATTGCTTCCTGCGGCTAAGGGATTTGAACTTACGGCTAAATTAAAAGGTCTTCCAAAGCTTTTGACAAGGACTCTGGGCGGGGCTGCTACTGGCGGTCTTGCTGGCTCTGTCATGGAAGAAGCGCCAACTGTTGAGGAAATTTACCCCAGAAAAGCAGAAGCAGGAAAAACCGGTGCTATTACTGGCGCAATCGTAACTCCTGCGCTATCTGGATTAGGCTCTCTTAGCAAAGGCGCGTACAACCTTGTCATGAAGGCTCAGGGTAGGCGCGTCGAAGAAGCTCTGCAATTTTTAAAAGGCAACATTACTAAAGAAGCAGAAGAAGCCAGAAATTTCCTGATGGGGAAAGCGGCTGGAACAGAACGTGCCGCAGCGTCTGAGGCTGCAACCGCTAAAGATATTACAGAGGCAAGATATAAGGTTCGCGGCCAAGTCGAGAAAGATTTGGGTGCAGCCAAAAAGGAAACCGAATCTTCTTTGAAAGGTTTGGGACCCAAAGAATCTGATGAGGGATTGGGTAAATTTATTCAAACCCAAGGCAAGCGCAATATTCGCTCAATTCGAGGCACTACCGAACAGGAAGCTATCAGGGAGTTAAAAGACCCGGCTTTTATTGAGGCTAGAGCTAGGGCGGCTAGAGGCGATACTTTAAGCACTAATCCTAAAAGCGCACCCATTTTGAGGGAGGCTGTTGCTGACATTGAGCAGCAAATTAGGGATGTGCCGTCTGGGTTTAGAGGTCCCTTAGAAGACCGGATTGACTACATTCTCGGCAAAAAGATACCGCTATCTGCCGCTAAGGGCAGCAAGCATTCCCGGCTACATTGCAAGAACGTATGAGCGCGAACCTCTGACGCTACAGCAAGCAGAGTTCTTGCGGCGTTGGGCTAAAGACCCCATTCTTAGAAAAGATACGGGTTTTGGTTCATTAGACGCTACCCGCATGGCTGGCACCGGTGGCAAGATTGAACAGGCTATGAGCGCTTATGATGAGCGTGTAGGCCAGTATATCCAGCGCTACAAGGCTGGCAAGGAAACTGAGCGCATGGCCCTAGGCAAGAAGAAGGGCGAGGGCGTTTTAGAGGAAGCGGCCAAAACAGAAGATGAAATTCTGTTTTCTAGCAAACCTCAACAAGTAACAAATTATTATCTTGATGGTACCAAAGAGTCTGCTAACAAGTTGGTTAGGCTGGTTGGCGGGAAGTCACCAGAGCTAGTCAATCGCGTTAAGGCGAATGTGCGCGGCAAAGTAGAAAATATGGATGCCGCCAAGACTCAGGAGTTTATTGCCAAAAATGAAGGAATGCTTCAAACCTTCCCTGAAATACGCGACTCTTTGAATAAGCTGGTGCAGAGCAGACAGGCAGAGGAACGGCTTTCATCCATGCTTGGCAAAACCAAAGGTCGGTTGGAGAAGGCTCTTGGCGCAGAAATAACGGCTACTGAAAAACTTTCCGAAAAAGTTGCTAGAGGCAAAGAAGCTGTCGCGCCATATCAGCAATTTATGGAAAAATTTGAGGGCGCTGAAGGCAAAGAAATATTCTCAGAAAGCAAATCTATTGCTGACAAATTAAGAAATGACGAAATAATTAGTGGCCCTAAATATCAAGAATTACTAAGTCAAATTAGAGACATTGAACAAAGATATACAAATCAACAAGAAGCAAAAGCTCGTTTAAAAACAATTTTTTATACAGCTTTGGTTCCGACCGTAGGTTATGGCGGGTATCGTGTCGGCAAAGATATTTTTGGACTAAGTGGGTTCTAATGGCTAAGAAACAAAAGGGGATAAATCCGGAGCTAGAAGGCGCTATTGCCCAGACCTTGAAGGCGGTGATGGCTGACCAGACGGCCAGCATTACCGAGAAGATGAAGGTGATAGACCGGGCGTTAAAACTGGAAGCTATCAAGCTGAAGATGTCGGACGATGAGTGGGGTTCTGGCTTCAGTCTTGATGAAGAAGACGATAAGGATTAGACTTGAATCTCTTTAAACAAGGGGATAAGTATGGACGGAATCCAAGTCGTTACTATTGCGCTCAGAGTCATCTCAGACCGCTTGATTACTATTTTGGCATTGATTGCTTCAAGCGTAATGTGTGGTTGGACAATGTGGAACCCTATGTGGGAACGGGTATCGACGTTAGCGATATTCGTAATATTCAGTTACCTCTTGGTAAAAACGAAAGAAAGGAATAGCGATGCGCGACCCGAAAGACCTGCAATACAAGAGTGATGTTCCCGGCGCTCAAGAACTGAACTGGAGTCAGAAGTACGCCAAGGCTGTTCGCCCTCAGAAGCCGTCTGATGCGACTGAGAGCAAGCAAAAGTGGCAGCCCGGTCAGGTTCCGATGGGCGGTTATCGGTCAACTTTCTGCTTTGAGGAAGGCAATTATTCTTCCAAGATTGCCAAGACTTCAGGTGGTGGTAAAAAGGTGTACTAATGGCTAACAATATTGCTTTTCAACCAATGGGGAAAACTTACAAGATAAGCGCCCCAACAGCTAATACGGCAGTAACTCTAACTGTTTACGCTGACAGCCCAAGTAATCAGTATTACTTTTCAAACCATGAGTCCGCTGGCAAAGGTTGCTATGTGAGAATCAGCACCTCGAATGTGGCTGCTGTTTTGCCTGATGCTACAGGCCAGTATTCAATATTGGTTCCTCCCTCAACTCGGCTTGTGTTTACTGGCCCTCAATGCTCGAACACAACCCCTGTTTATGTGTCGATGATTGGGGAAAATAACAATGCTGAAATTTATGTGACTCCGGGAGAAGGTCTATGAGAGATTACATCCTTGCTAGAGCGAAAGAACCGTCATCTTGGCGTGGCGCAATCCTGTTTCTGACGGCTATTGGTGTGCCATTGGCTCCCGGCCTTCAGGAAGCCATTGTTTCTGCTGGCCTTGGTATTGCCGGTCTGATTGGCGTTATTACGGCTGACAAGTGATTAATTCCCGCAGTCTGGATGACCTGCTGCCAGCGGTTAAAGCGCGTGTAGAGCGTTTTATAGCGGCTGCCAAGGCTGAGGGAATTGATTTGCTGGTTACTAGCACTTACAGGGACAATGAAAGCCAGAATGCCTTATACGCGCAGGGAAGAACAGCGCCGGGGAAGATTGTCACCAACGCAAAGGCTGGTGAGAGCTTTCACAATTTCCGGTGTGCTATTGATGTTGTTCCTATTGTCGCTGGCAAGCCCCGATGGGATGTCAAAGACGAGGTTTGGCAGAAGATTGGCAAGCTTGGCAAAGCACAGGGTTTAGAGTGGGCAGGGGATTGGAAGCGCTTTAAGGAATACCCGCATTTCCAGTACACGGGCGGGTTAAACCTAGCGCAGTTACAGAAGGGAGTGAAAGTTGTCTAAGAAAGAAGAATTAGACCCCTCTGGATTTCCTATTGAGATGGATAGGCCGATTGTTTTCGAGGAAAACGATTGGCGCAAACCTCATACAGAGCTTTCTATTACGGTGCCAGCCAAAGAACTTGGCTTGCCGGGAGAAGGTTTTTATAACGTCCCAAGTATCTACGGCGGCGTAATGTATGACCCCAAGACACAGTTTGACATTATCAAACAGAACGTCCAGAAACAGGCTCAATCCGGTTTTAGGTTCCCCAACTTCAAAAGCATTGAGGAAGCAGAAAAGGCTGCTCAAGCTCGCAGCGCCTACTTTAATAAGGTCAAGGGCGATATGCTGCGAGAAGCAGTTAAAAAGCGCCGTCAGGAGCTGATGCTTCGCATGATGAAGGGGGCTAAGTAATGTCTAAAGACACCAACCTATCTGTTGGCCGGGGTGAAAAGCTGTCCGTCAAAGCTGGCGGCGGTCTGACAGCCAAGGGCAGACGCAAGTACAACCGGGCTACCGGCAGCAACCTGAAGGCTCCCACCAAGGACAAGAAAAACCCTCGGCATAAGTCCTTCTGCGCCCGGTCTAGGAACTGGAAGGGTCCACGAGGTAAGGCAGCTAGACGTAGATGGGGGTGCAGATGAGCGACGGACTATATGCAAATATACATGCCAAACGTGAGCGCATTAAGCGCGGTTCTGGCGAGAAAATGAGGACTCCCGGCAGCAAGGGTGCGCCAACCGATTCGGCGTTCAGGAAGGCCGCTAAAACGGCTAGGAAAGGTCGCCGCTGAAGTGGCTTTTCATTTGCTCGACTACACCCCCAAGAATTTCTAAATGTTGCGCTGCAACATAATCTATTTTAGCTAGGTAGTCGCGCCTCACTTGTTCATATTCAACATGGACGATGATTTCCTTGCCAGCCGGTATCCCGCAAGGAATCTCGCCAAAATAATTCCCGTGCATTTCCTTGAATGTGAACGGGTAATTCAGCAAAAAGACCGGAATAGCCCCGCACCTGACGGCATCCGTAATTAGGGCTGTCATGTTGTCGTACATATAT